AATTGTAGCGATGATATCGACGAAGTTTCAACTTTAGTCGGTTCAGTTATAACCGATTCAAGTGGTACATCTAAAAGCGGATTTATTGTCGTTGATGGCGTTTTAACGCAAGCGGTTAGAGAAGCTTCTAAAGGTAACAATACATTGTTATTTTTAGACGAGTGTTTACGCTGGAACGAATCAACACAGGCGTTTTTGTTAACGTTTTTAAATGGCTTCAAAAAAGTTGTAAACGGTACAACCGAAAAGTGGTATAGATTAACAACACGTTCCAACAATGGAACAACGCTCGAGACAATCGAATGTCCGTCAAAACATTTACATATTGTCGGCGGTGCTAACTTAACAAGCGACATTCCTGTTGAGGCGTTTTGGTCTCGATTCAAAAAAATAAGAATCGATTATTCAATCGATTTTGCGAAGCGAACAACAAAAGCGATTGTTGATTCTTACGACATAAAAACAACGGTAATTAATAGCGATGATTTTATCGAATATTTTGCAATGCTTGTCGACGAAACTCGACAAGCGGTTGTTGATGGTTCGTTACAATTCGCGGTTGATTTTCGTTTACTCGAAAATGCGATTCATTCAAGCGATGGAACGTTCGACGGTATTGTTGTAAAATTAGTCGACAACGATTGCGGATTATGGAACGACGTTTGTATTTGGAACGTCGACACAGGTTGCGTTTTAGAAGATTCAAAAAACGCTATTACCGACATTTTAAACAAATGTTCAAATCAACATATCAACAGTCAATACAACGTCTAAAAATTATGAATCTTAGAACATTACAAAAGTTAATCGTCAACGCGATGCGACGTGTTCAATATAAGCACACGTCAAAACGGTTAGGCGGTTTTTTACATTACGTTAGACGCGTTGACAATAAGTCATCGGTATACGGTCAAAGATTCTTTTTAAAGATATCTGATACCGTACCGACCGCTTGTTGGAGATATAACCACGCGAAAAACCGTCACGAAATACAAGTCGGTTTAGACTGTGTTAAAATTGCAAATCGCGAGACAAAATCCGACGTCGCAAAAGTGACTAATTTTCATAAGGAAGTCTTACGTCACGAAATTGGACACGCGTTATTTACCGAACGTTCAAACGACGTCGTCGAAAAACTAAATGACGAAAATATTCCATTCAATTTATTCAATCTTTTCGAAGATTGTAGAATTGAATTTTTACTTACAAAAAACTATCCACAATTCAAAAAATTCTTTTGGTTTAAATATCTAGATTTTTCCGATTCAGTTAAATTTGCATCGGAAGCAATCTTGAATCTAAAACATAAAGAAAGTATGATTCGCGTTCACGGTTCAAAATCAAATTCATTAATGAGATTTTGTCCGATGATATCACAATCAAAACCTACTGTTGAATATTTTTACAACGACGCGTCGCAAGGAAATATCAAAACTAAAAAAGCTATCTGTAATTATTATGAGAGAGCTTGTAACGCGGTCAATTCGATGGCGGTTGTTCAAATCTTAAAAGACTTTATTCAGTCTTTTGGATTAGACGTCCCATCGGTCTACGTCTACGAAAATGTTCACAACGGTGTTGAGGATAAAAACGCAAAAAAGATTCAATCAAAACATTATGCGAAACAGGACGACGACGGTTGTTCAAACAATTGCGAATGGTCTGATATCACGTCAACAAATCACGTCGACGAATCGAACGTTCGCTACTCAAAAACAATCGCAAATTCATTACGTCCATTAATCAAAAAATTCGGACGTGTTCGCGGTAAAGTTTCAACACGCGGTTCGCGTTTACATTTGAAAAACGCGATAGTACGTTGCGAGCAAATGTTTAAAATGATATCATCAACAAAAGGTAAACCAACGATTACAATGTTGATTGATTTTAGCGGTTCAATGCGTGACACGTGGACGGCAAACGGTGGACGTGAATTTGTCTCCGCTTTTCAAATATTGAGTGAACAAAATCTTATTAACTTTAATCCGATTTATTCTAAAGACGGTTACGGTTATTTATTAAAAAATCATTCAATAAATGATATAATGTCTATTCGAACAAATGGTTCGCACGAAGCATTAGACAATAACCTAAAAAGGTTTTTTCCAATGGTTAAAAATTCCGACGTTGTTTTATTATTTACCGACGGTTTTTTGACAGGAAATATTGTTAACGAAAAAGAATATCGCGAACAAAAGATTGATTTAATCGCGTGTTGTATTCCGAACGAATCCGACGTTGAAAAGGTTAGAAAATATTGTAATGGATATTTTACAAAATCTTACATCGACACGTCCGCAATTGGATTAGCTAAACGCGTCGTTCAACATACGTTAGAAAAGACAAAAGTATAAACTAATCACCCAACTAAAAACAAAAGCCGTCACGTCTATTTCGTGGCGGTTTTTTTTGGTATGAATACCCAACGTCGAATGCAATTCAATTAAAGCCATATAAGCAAACGTCGTTCGTTTATTGCATACAACCCCAACTCAATACATACCCCATAAAGCGTTTAAAGGCGTTTTAAGGCGTGTATGATATCATTTGAAGGGTAAGGCTTACCCTATGCTGGTAAAAGCCCTTGTAGGCGTGTTTATGTTCGTTTATGGAGATGTATTGATTCTAGCCGAAAAAAAACCGCGTCCGACTAATAATTGAAAAAATGAATATATTTTCTATGAAAAACGCGAGCTAACAAAGTTTCTCCTGATTGATTTTAATTTTCTCCTGACGGTTAATTATTTATTACGTGATATCATCTAATAAAATAAACGTATTTTTTTGTTTTTTGCACACAGGGGGGCGGGGGCAAACAAATTTTTGTTGTAAATTATTGTTATGAATAAACTAGGGTTTAAAAAAATTATCTCTTGATAGCCCCTATAATAGCCATATTCCGTTTTGGTAACACCTATACTTATATTTAATACTTTACATATATATATAACAGGTATAGGTTTTACCATATGGGGAAATCAAATGCTGACAAGGACAAGCTTATGGACAGCATCAGGCTTGCGATACAAGACGTGTCTACGCAGAAAGAGATAGCTAAGATAAAATCTTTATCACGTCACGACCCAGAGAAGGTTGCTAAGATACTTTATTTGTTTGCTGTGGGTGTATCTCAGACTCAGATGGTAAAGAAGCATAAGATAGACAGAGAGACTATTATACATACATTGGTAGACTACTCTGACTTTAAGAACAAGTTCCGCGAGCTCGGTGGTAAGTTAGCAGCACGTAATTATATTAATATGTCATCGTTAACTGAGGATGTGATATCACAGATAAGACAAAGGATTGATAGTGGTAGCATCGAGGTAGGAATGAAAGACCTCAAGGATTTATCTATAGCAATGGCTAATTCATCTAGAGAGGCATTGACTGCACGTGGTGAGGCTACGCAGATATCAGAAGACAGGGTAGTGTATACTCAAGAAGACTACGAGCAAACTAAAAAAGCAGCACTCGACAGAATTAAACAAATAAAAAAAGCGGAGATAATAGAAGATGGCATCAGCAACTAGCAATGAATTTCCTGAAGAGGATGATTATACATTAAATAAATTACAGGATGAAGCTCTAGAAAGAGCGACGTGTACCCTAGGTGAGTTTTACGATACGTATGCAATAGTTGTATTAGATTCTGAGGGCATATTGGGTTATCAAGTAAGTAGTTATTACGAGGGTAAGATGTTGTGTAGTGAAGCTATTGTTGAAATGAACAAAGACTACGTAGACGTAGAAGAAGAAGAAGAAGAAGAATAAAAATATGACAGATAGCACTATAGCGGTTTATTTTGGATTTTGGTTTTTTATTATATTTGGTTGTTTGTTTATGGCTTGCAGACAAGTGGTTGTAGAAAAAAGTAAAAAAGAAGAATAGATGGAGCTCAAGTTTACACCCCACCCATTGTTAGTAGCTCCTACCGATGAAGAGATAGTGTTGTTAGCAGAAAACGACCAATCTTTACTCAAACAACTACACGATGCCCACGAGGGACGTATTAAAGCAGCACAAGAAGACCCATTAAAGTATGGTTTCGACCTCATAGGATGGGATAGGATAAGAGTTAGCCTCAAAGAACAAAATGAATGTTTAACACTAGGTGGTAATCGTAGTGGTAAGACAACAGGGTGTGCCAAAATAATAATGCAAAGCGTAATCAGCAATATGAATGGTCATTTGGTATGCTTCTCTCAAAATGCAGATACATCTGTTAAGGTGCAACAAGCAGCTATATGGGAGATGATGCCCAAAGAGTTTCGTAAGAAAACAAAAGGTATAGAAGGGTATATAAATTATTCGATGCAAAATGGTTTTACTGGTAGTTCGTTCATTTTTCCTGATACTAAAACAAGGGTAGATTTTAAAACTTACACGCAGTTTACAAATAACCAAACAATTCTAGAGGGTTTTGAATTTGGCTACAAAGACCCAAGGGCTTTGAATATAGGAGCGTGGTTAGATGAATACTTAGGTGATTCAACTTTGGTAAACACCTTACGGTTTAGGTTAGCTACACGTAACTCAAAACTTATTATAGGTTTTACACCGATAGATGGTTACACGCCTTTTATATCTGAGTATCTCAAAGGAGCACAAACACTAGAAACAAGACAAGCAATATTGTTAGATAACAAACCTTTGCCTATAAAACAATACAGCCCAGCAAGAGATGCTTCTATTGTTTATATGCACACAGATGAAAATCCATTTGGTGGTTACGAACGTATAGCAAAAGACCTAGAGGGCAGACCAAAAGAAGAAATACTAGTTAGAGCATATGGTGTGCCAGTTAAGTCAATGACTACACTTTTACCTCTATTTAACACAGAGGTTAATGTATTAGGAGATACACCAAACAGGTATGGTATGACTTTTCCTGATATCAGCGAGACAGATAGATTTACTTGTTATATGGTAGTAGACCCAGCAGGTGCTAGAAACTATACTGCAATATGGGCAGCAGTAGATGAAGATGATATCATCTATATACGTAAAGAGTTTCCT